GCCCGCCCCCGCCCCGCCTCCCTGGCGGGCGCGGCCGCGCCGCCCCTCGGGCCGGCCTGCCCGCGGATAGTGACCCCGCCGCTCGATATACCGAGCCTCGGTCTCGGCGCGCTCGACGGATGAATACCCCCGGCCCCGGAGGTTCAGCGGCGCGTAATGGTAAACCGGAGGACGTCCGCCGCCGGGATAGTATGGAGCGCCCTGCTCGACATGAACGCGGTAGAAGTCCCGGAGGCGACATGCCGCCCACTCGTTGACGCTGTCATGCGATAGCGCGCTGTCGATAAGGTAATCCTGCCCGGAGCGGGTCGAGACAAGATAGAACCCACCGCCCTGATGACGGCGGACTTCGATCCCGAGGCCAAGATTGGCAAACCGGGAATTGATCTGGGCGATGGAAAGCATGATCGGAACTCCTTGGCGGTAGCGGGCGGTTGTCCGCCTCGGCCTCCCGGATACGCGCAATTAACGCGTCACGCAAGAGGATTGCCCGGCCCTCTTGTGCGGTGCAGGAGCGCAGCCTAAGTTCCGGTAATGACGCAAGCAGGAGAAACACGAGTCGATGGCCGTCGGAACAACGGCGGACCGCGCCCGAAAGTCCGCGAGGACGACCGGCGGGGCGTCCGGGCAGGAACGACGCATGCCGAGTTCATCTACGAGCCCGACGATCAAACCCGGGAACTGGTGAAAACGTGGATCAAGGTCCTGACGATCGATCAGGTTGCGCAAAAGCTGGGGATCGGGCGCGATACCCTGATGCGCCACTATCGCGCGGAACTTGATTCGGGCATCACGGACGCTATCGCGGCAATCGGATCGAAGGTCCTGTCGCAGGCGATGGCCGGAGACAAGGCGAGCCAGTTCTTCTTTCTCCGGACCCGTGGCAAGTGGTCGGTCCGGCAGGAGATCACCGGCCCGGGCGGCGGTCCGATCCAGACGGTCGATCCCTCGGTCCTTGCGGGCCTAACCGACGAAGAGTTCGAGATTTATGAACGACTTTGCGAGCGGTTTGCCACTAGCGCACCTGCCGCTGGACCTGACAGCAGCGCGACGTGAGCGGGTCCGCCGGGATCAAGAACGCACAGAGCGCGACGCGGACGTCATCCGGGCAGAGTGCCGGGGCAGCCTAGCGGCCTTTGTTCGCCGGGCGTGGAAGGTCCTCGAACCCCGGACGAAGCTGGTCTGGAACTGGCATCTTGAGGCTATCTGTCAGCACCTTGAGGCGGTCACGTACGGGCGCATCAACCGGCTTTGCATCAACGTCCCGCCGGGCTCCTCGAAGTCTCTAATCGTCTCGGTCCTCTGGCCCGCGTGGGAGTGGGGCCCGGCAGGACACTCGGACCTCCGGTATCTTGCGACCTCGTACTCCGACACACTGGTAGAGCGCGACGCGGACAAGATGCGCCGCCTCGTGACCTCCGAGTGGTATCAGGCCTTGTGGCCGCTCCGGTTCAATAAGCTGGCGCTTGATCACTTCCAGAACGCGGACCTCGGAGAGCGGCGCGGCGTGGCGTTCGGCTCCTTGACGTCCCAGCGCGGCGACCGCCTGATAATCGACGACCCGCACTCTACCGAGACCGCCGAATCGGACACGCAGCGGGAAAGCACGAGCCGGAAGTTCCGCGAGGGCGCGCTTGACCGATTGAACGACCTTGAGTTGTCAGCAATCGTGGTCATCATGCAGCGCCTGCATCAGGGCGACGTTACCGGCGTGATCGAGACCCTGCCCGAGCTAGGGTTCTGCATGCTCGTGATCCCGATGCGCTACGAGGTCGAGGCCGCGAAACTCCGGGGCCCGAACGCCCTCGGCTGGGTAGATCCACGGAAGCAAGAGGGCGAGCTTATGGACCCGGTGCGGTTCCCGGCTCAAGAGGTCGATAAGCTGGAAATCGGCAAGGGCGACTACGCGTGGGCTGGACAGTATCAGCAGCGCCCCGCCCCGCGCGAGGGCGGGCTGTTCAAGATACCGGAGGACTGGCAGCAGACCCTTGTGGTCGAGCCCGGAGACGTCCCGCCCGGAGGTCAATGGTGGCGCGCGTGGGATATCGCCGGCAGCAAGCGCAAGACTTCGCCGTATACGGTCGGCGCGAAGGGCAAGCGGGTGCAGGGGATGCTCTACATCACGGACGTTCGCCGGAAGCGCGACGGCATCCTCGCGGCCGAGCGGCTGATGGTCGACACCACGATTGACGACGGGCACTCCTGCAAGTCCTCCTTTCCGCAGGACCCCGGCTCGGCAGGTCTCTCGCAAAAGGCTCACATGGGCCAGCAGCTTGCCGGGTACGACTTCCGGTTCTCGACCGAAAGCGGCGACAAGTACGACCGCGCGGTCCCGTTCTCGGCGTACTGGAATGCCGGGCTGGTCCGGCTGCAACGCGGCGAGTGGAACGCGGCCTATGTTGACGAGTTGCGCAACTTCCCGACCGGCTCATTCAAGGATCAAGTAGACGCAAGCAGCCGCCTGTTCAGCGAGATCGTCCGGGAGGGTGTGGACGATACCGTCCCGGCAGGACCGGAGAGCCCGGACCCCGGCGCGGCTCACGATCCGGAGGACGAGGAGGACGATCCGTGGGCCTAGACGTCCGGGATTTTGCAGGATAAGGATCGCGCATGGTCGATATACGGCCTGCTAAGTGAAGGCGTGACGCGGGGGCAGTACCCGCCGCCTCCACCATCGCGGAAGGCAGCAGTTAGGTCGGCAACACACGGCCCGGCTGGGACCTTAGCGCCGGAACCGGGAAACCGGACCCGCCGGGCAAGCGAGGGAGTTGCGCCCCTCGCCCGCGTTGATGGGGGCGACACAGGTTCGAGCGCCAGAACGGACACAGAGACGCGACCCGGTTAGGCCCGCCCCGTGATGCGGACAAGAACGCAACTGCGAACGACAACCTGCCGGAAACGGCAACTCGCCTCGCGGCCTAATAGGTCACTTGGCACGCGCATGGTCCCGGCGTTGGAACAGAACGGGCCAATTTCTCGCGGGAGTATAAATGGAACACGCCTCAATTTACGCCGCAGGATTGTTTGACGGCGAGGGAAGCGTGAACCTGCCAAGCAACGGCAAGCGGTTCAGGAAAATCAGAGTGACCGTAACCAACACATGCCCTGAACTAACCAGTTTTTTACGCAATGAGTTTGGCGGCAATGTCTATGTCGTAAAAGCAAGAGAGGGCCGTAAAGCGCAGACGGAATGGGTAATGACCGGGGCTAGCGCTATCGAGTTCTTGAGAAAAATCTTGCCTTATATGCGGGAAACTAAAAAGATCGCCCGTGCGCGTATCGCGGTCGAGCGCATCGCCCCGTTGATACAAAAAACCGGGGTCAACCTTTCTGCCGATCAAGCGATGGCGCGAGAACTTGCGGAAAGGGATTTCGACGCGGTATAGACCATTTGCCGGGGTGGCGCAGCGGCAGCGCGCTGGCTTCATGCGCCAGAGGTCGCGGGTTCAAGTCCCGCCCCCGCAACCTATACCAGAGGGGCGACCCGCCCCAGCGCCTTGCGTTGTCGGGGCGTGGAAGGGTAGAGGCCCGGGCCCTTTCCGGAGGTCCCGGGCCTCGCTTTACCATTTGGCAAGGTCCTGCCGGTATCCCGGCCCGATGACCGATGACGAGAACGATCAATTGATCCGGTGGCGCCGGGACAGGACACTCCGGCAGGCCCGCGACAAGGCAGCCGCCGCGCGACGCGCAAGCGTGACTGAGTTCCTCCGGGACCTCCGGGCAGGACGGCACGAGGGCGATCATTCCGTATAAGGCGGAATTGAATGCCCTGCACCGCCGGACCTCCCGGGACGCCCGGACGCGGATCACGTCCGGATCGCGTGCTAGCAGCAGCCACGATTTAGCGTTACAAGGCCCGCCGAAAGGAACGCGCCTGTGGCAGACACCAGCATTTTTTCCCGGATCGGTCGCCTGTTCGCCGGAGCGGACGAGGAGGAGCCGACGTCCGACCACGAGCAGGACGGCGAGGACCTCCACAAGGCGCGCGGCGGTCCGGTCGGGTCGGCGGGCATAACGACGGTCGGCGGGTATCTGGTCACGGACGAGCGGATGCCGTCTCTGACCGGTACGAAGCGGTACGAGACTTACCGCAACATGATGGCCGACGTCACGATCATCGCGGCCTCGATCCGGTTGTTCCTGAACCTTATCTCGAAATCCGCTTGGCAGGTCCAGCCCGCCAAGTTCGAGGACGGGACCCCCGAGCATGAGCGGGCCGAGGAGATTGCCAAGCTCGTAACCTCGATGATGGACGACCACGAGACCCCGTGGTCCCGGATCGTGCGCAAACAGGCGATGTTCCGATTCCTCGGCTTTGCCCTGCAAGAATGGACGTTCAAGAAGCGCCCGGACGGCGCGATCGGGATGGCGGACGTCTCGCACCGGCCCCAGCGGACGATCAACCGGTGGGACGTTACCGAGGGAGGGCAGGTCCTCGGGGTCTGGCAGTACAACACCGCGTTTCAAGAGGTCTACATCCCGCGCGACCGCTTGGTGTACTCGGTCGATGACACGCTTACGGACGACCCGGACGGTATGGGCCTGCTGCGCAACGTCGCGCGCGCTGCCGCCCGGCTCAAGTCGTTCGAGCAACTTGAGGAGGTCGGGTTCGAGACTGACCTCCGGGGCGTCCCGGTGGCCTACGGGCCGTGGGAGGAGCTCGACGCAAAGGTCAAGGCCGGGACGATCTCGGACAAGGACCGGCGCGCGTACAAGAAGCCGATGATTGACTTTGTGACCGGCCATATCCGGAACCGCAAAACCGGCCTGCTGCTACCGTCCGAAACCTACCGGGCAATGGATGACGCGAAGTCGCCCTCGACCGTCAAAAAGTGGTCGGCGGAACTCCTGCAAGGACAGGACGGCGCATTCAAGGAAATGGGCGAAGCGATCCACCGGCTCGCGCAGGAGATCGCGCGCGTGTTCGGCACCGAGCATCTCCTGCTTGGCGCGGATGGCTCCGGCTCGCTCGCGCTCGGAAAGTCGAAGGTCGGGACGTTCTACCTGAACGCGACGTCGCTCCAGTACGAGCTTGTCGAGACGTTCGAGGCCGACTGGCTCGGGCCCTTGGCGGACGCAAACGGCTGGTCCGAGGAGGAGACCCCGACGCTCGCGATCGAAGAAATCCGGGATCAGGATATCGACCAGATCACGAAGGCGATTGTCGATATGGCAAACGCGGGCGCGAGCCTGTCGCCGGAGGACGCGGCGGTCGCGGAAGTGTTCCAAATGCTCGGCCTCACGCCTCCGGACCCGGACCTCTCGATGGCGTTGACGTCCGCCGCTGCCGGGCTCGATCCCGCGCTTGATCCCGCTACCGGTCAGAGCGCGGTAGACGTCCCGGACGACGCGGCCCAGACGGTCAAGATTCGCAAAAGTTTCATCCGCTCGGAGAAAGGTCGCAAGCGCCATGGCTGATGTTACGATCGGGTCCTCGACCTATCAGTCCTTTGTCAGCCCGGCGGACGCGACCGTGTACCTCGCGGCGGACTTCGCCCGGGAGCCGGTATGGTCGGCCGTCACGGACGCGGACCAGAAGGGCCGGGCGCTCGTGACCGCGACCCGTATCCTGCTCGCCCGGGTTCCGTGGGCCAGCGTGCCGGACCCTGCCGGAACGGTAGACCCGGCGATCCAGAACGCGACCTCGATGCTTGGCGCCGACTTGATCTCGAACCCGGCGCTTGCGCAGAATCCTAGCCAAGCCTCGAACGTCCGGCGCGCCTTCGCGGAAGGGACAGGTGTCGAGTTCTTCAAGGCCGACGACGCGACCGTGACCCCGATCCCGGGTGATATCTTCGCGGTCCTGATGGCGGCTGGTCTCTTGGGATCAAACGCCGACGCGGCGGGGCCGTACTTCTCCGGTTATCAGACGTGCCCGGTGTTCGATTTCGACTACACGGGCCCGACGGACGAGGCGCTGTGGAATGTCTAACGGGCTGTTCAAGGTGGACGGGATCGACCTCCCGGGCGTGATCGCTGGCAGCCTCGGGTCCCGGGTCCTTGAGGCGGTGCTGACCGTCTACACGATCGGCGCGCGCGATTCCGGGAACCTGTCCGCCGGGCAGGCGGTCACGGCACAGGACCCGGCCCCGAAGGCCCGGGGGTTCTGGAAAGAGTACCGGAGCTATGACATTGACGGCAGCAAGGTCCTGCTCGGGGATCGCAAGGCCGTGCTGCTCGGCGGCTCGAACCCGGCGGTCATTGCCGCGCTCAAGGTGGACGACAAGATCACAATGGAGGGCGTGACGCTCTCGATCGTCCGGCTGGAAAAGCGCGACCCCGCCGCCGCGACGTACACCTTCCAGTGCCGCGACCGCTCCGGGCCGAACGGTGTCTGATGGCCGATATTGTCGAACCGGTGAAGCGGATCACGGACCTGCTGGACGCGGCAGAGCCCCGGCTCGCCCGCTCGTTTGCGGCGGCGATCCAGCAACTCCGGGACAGCCTTGACCTCACGCAAGTCGCGGACCTCCTGCAAGCCGGGCGGTACGAGGACCTGCTGAACTATCTCCGGGACGTCGCGGCGGAACTCGCGCAAGCGGTCAATGTCGTGTTCGCGGATGCCGGGCGCTCGACCGCCGATTTCCTCCGGTCGATGGATCTAGGCCGGATCGTGTTCGACCTCGTGAACGTCCGGGCCGTCGCGATGATGCAGGACAACCAGCTTCGCTTGATCCGGGAGTTCACGGACGACCAGCGGGACGTCCTCCGGGAGGTTATGACCGCCGGGGTGACGCGCGGCGCGAATCCGATCGAGCAGGCGCGCCAGTTCCGCGAGGTCGTCGGCCTCACGCAGCGGCAGGCCCGGGCGGTGATCAACTATCGCCCCCTGCTTGAACGCGCGAGACCGGTCAGAGTGCCCCATCGC